TCTAGCAACCATCAGAAAGGAAAAACCAAAGTCTCTAAGAATCGGACCTTGAAATAACAACTCTGCATTAGGATTACCAATCCTACCTTTTGCCCTGGCTAGGAGTTCATCGGGACTTACAGTGATACCAATAGTTCTCACCGCTTGTGAAGCAACAATTGCTCCACCTAAAGCAGCTGCTCCTGCACCAACATCTTTAAATTTATCACTATTCAAAAACTTCAGTAAATTTGCTGGTGATAAATCTGGAAGTCCACCTCCTGATGCAAAATTAACTGTTGAGGAAAATGCTTTAGCTGCGGCTAAACCAAAGATGTTAATATCACTCTCTCCCCATTCCGCTCCGTTAGCATCACTAACTTTAGGCATGGGTAAAAGTACAGTGCCAGCATACTGACCTCCAGCAACACTACCACCTGGTTGACTTTGATTTACGGAAGATCCAGATTCTCCTCTTTGATACTTGAATTTTGTTATTTTCAGATGATCTTGACCTTTGTCAATGTCAATCGGATATGCGAAAGTGTCTGTTGTAGTTCTGGTATAACTTCTACCAGTAAACGACGCAAAGGTTGGTGACCTTCCGTATAGTGAAGGAGTAAATGTTGTCGGGGTTGGATTGTTTAACAACGCTTGTTGTTGTTCTGCGTTATTTTCTTTATTACTTTCTTCGGTATAAAATTTCGCACTAACTTCGTCTTCCACCAGTGACATCGCTTCACCAGCAACTCCTTTATATGTGGCTCTAATGACTTTTGATTCGTCTGATAAAACCGCAGTTGTCCACTCATCAGAAGCGGGGTTCATTATCTTTCCGTCTTTATAGACACCCTGCACTCTGAAAAGTTCGTCCATTGCAAGAACATATGATCCAGACAGACCATCAATGGTAAACTTTTTGCTCTTTAGAACGGACATTAATTCTTTGTGTATACTTTATGTTTAGGAACAACAATGCCATTCATAGTCACGAATCTTTCGGTTGGTAGTTGAGCTACTCCGACCCATTCATTTTCAGGAATTCTGTATGGCGTCCCCCTCACTCCAGTATAGAGATACTTGTGTAATGTATTTGGTGGAACAGCAATCGCACCTTGCGCTGAATTATTTAGAAGACTTTTTGCGAACTCGTCTCTTCTTTTGAGTTTTACATAGTGTAGATTGCATCCAATAAACCCATTTTTCTCCATTTGAATGACATAAGTCAATGGATACATGTCATAATATGGTAAAGATTCTGTGATTGCGTTGTAAGTATAGAAATATAAGTTACCTGGAGAGAAACCACTAGTGTCAGAATCATCATCAATCATATTTGATGATCCTAGTTCATCCAGGAGTTGATTACGAAACCAATCACCACTACGATTCTTATTTCCAATCTTTTTCGTGACACTTTCTAGAATACTCATACTCCGAGTTCCTTCTCTGTCATAATTCTGAACTCTAGATTACGATCTGCACAAAACTCTCTTGCAGCTTTCCACTTTGCTTGATTTCTGACGTAGTTTATGTTCTCTGTCAGAATCGTCTTCTTTGACTTGCCTTTTGTCGCCACTGGTTCTACAGTCTCTCTCATGGGTTTGACTTCGATCACAGACCTACGAACTCTTCCATCCTTGTCAGTGTATTTGATAAAGAAGTCTGGGAAGTATCTACGAACTTTCTTCATTGTGGGATCGTAGTAAGGTACAAAGAACTCTTCCGAAGCCCATTCCATGATATTGTCGTTCAAATCACAGTAGACCATCATTTTTCGTTCCCAAAGTGAACGATATACGATATTATTTGGGTCACCTTTGTATTTTCTTGGGTTAGAAGGTTTAAATATACCTTTATAACTCATACATAGTATAGGCAGTTCAAACTATTTATTGTGTCGTTTCCAACAAGAAGTCAAATTTTCAATAGTGACCTTGATACGATCACACCCACTCTAAGTATGGTCTCACTTGATACATTCTATCAAGTGGTGTTCTCTTTCGGAAAATCTGGTACTTGGTATAATAAACCAGCAATCTCACCTGGTTCTCTTGGACTGGACTTCAAGAAAAAGATGAGTCTGTTGTGTGCAGAGGCTGAACTTCCTGGAACTTCTTACGCGGTATCTACTGCCATTGGTCATCACCAAGGTATCGTAGAGACATTTCCAAACCTGAGACAGTATCCTCCACTCAATCTTACATTTTATGTTGATGCTGAACATGGTATCATTGATGTGTTAGAAAGTTGGATGGAATATATCAATCCAGTCAATGATAGAACGAAAGCAAACGCATTTAGTAGATTTAGATATCCTGACTCTTATAAAGAAGTTCTTCATATTGTGAAGTATGAGAGAAGTTCTTTCAACAATAAATCTGGATTCAAACCTGGAATGTATACATATGAATTTGTCAATGCATGGCCAACTAACCTGACTTCAATGAAAGTCAACTATGGTCAATCTGATGTGTTGAGATGTTCTGTTCAGCTCGCATATGACAGATACTTCACCAACAAAACCGCAGCAAGTGCCACTACGACTAACACTCCGAGTGCAACTCCAGAATTCAATACTCGTGATTTGATCAACAGATATAAAGAGACTCCTGGTAATGACTTCTTGAATCTTGGAAATCCTGCATTGGATCAGTTTGGAGTTCGTGATCAGTTTGGTAGAGGTGCTGAAGGCACATATGGAGCCAATATCTTAGCATAATAAATATCATTACTGACATCATCTCTACATGCCATTACCAACTATTGCGACTCCCTCTTATGAGTTGACTTTGCCATCAACTGGAAAGAAGATTAAATATAGACCGTTCTTAGTCAAAGAAGAGAAGATTCTGATTCTGGCTCTAGAGTCTCAGGATCAATCTGAGATTACTAATGCTGTCAAGGATGTACTCAAAAAGTGTATCCTGACTCGTGGTATCAAGGTAGAAGAGTTGCCCACCTTTGACATCGAATACGTCTTTCTCAACATTCGTGCTAAGTCTATTGGTGAATCAATCAAGATCATCGTGACTTGTTCTGATGATGGAACCACTCAGGTTCCTGTCACCATCTACGTTGATGAGATTGAGGTAAAGAAACCAGAGGGTCATACCACAGACATCAAACTTGATAAGGATATGACTCTGAGAATGAAGTATCCTTCACTCAATCAGTTTATTGAGAATAACTTTGAGACTAGTCTGACTCCTGAAGCCACTGTCAATAAGGCATTCAAAGTGATCGCAGAGTGCATGGATACTATCTTCACCGCAGAGGATGCGTGGGATGCCAAAGATTACTCCGCAAAGGAAAGACTGGACTTCATTGAACAACTGAACTCGAAACAGTATAAGGAAGTCGAGAAGTTCTTTGCAACGATGCCGAAACTGACTCACAGTTTTGAAGTGGAAAATCCTAACACCAAAGTGAAAAACACCATCACTTTGGAGGGTCTCGCTGATTTTTTCGCCTAAGTATTGCACGAGAGGATCTTGAGTCTTACTACAAGATCAATTTCGCTCTCATGCAATACCATAAATACTCTTTGACGGAAATAGAAAATATGATGCCTTGGGAGAGAGAAATCTATCTCGCACTTCTCAAGGACTACATTGAGAAAGAAAACGCCAAACAACAACAGAATGGCTGAGACAGCTCAAAAGAAAATAACTCTCAATAACTTCTTCGAACAGATTGTTGAGATCAATAAGGTTTCTCAGAAAGCACTGAAGAAATCTGATGAGAGCTTGTCTGTATCTGAAAAGACTAAGATTGACCTTGAGAGACTGATTCAACTTCTCAAGGTTGATTTTAATAAAGAAACGCAAAATATAATTCGTGAAGACGCAACAGAGGATAGAGAACTAAGAGATTCGTTTTTACAACTTCAGTCAAGTTTTAATGATCTCTCTGGTGCGATCGGTGTCATCAGAAAAGATCTTGATAGTTTAGCCGATGCATTTTTACAAATGCAGAAAGGTAGAAGAACTGCACTGAAACAGAGAGATCGACAAATCAGTAAAGAAGAAGATACCTTACAGAAGGAAGGAATTCTTGGTGAAAAGTCGGGTGGTAAAATATCATCAACTGATCAAGACTACAAGAGATCCACAGAACAGAAAGAAAATAAAGCTTTAACTGTACTTAAGGGACTCTTGGGTGGTGGATTGTTGACTGGTCTTGGTGGACTGTTTGGTGCTTTTCCAGGCGATGACGATGATGATGGAGATGGTTATACTGGGACTGGTGGAGATCTATTCTCTATTATTAGTGGTGGAGAAGGTGGAGTTGATTCAGTAAACAGAGGAAAAGCTGGTGATACACCCGATGGAATTAAGTCTGTACTTGGGAAAACATCCTCAGAATTAACAGTTGATGAAATTGACAAGGCGCAAAAGGAAGGTAAAATTTCTGCTGCCGGCAAATATCAAATAACCCCAGCAGCTATGCCTGGATTTAAAAAATACTTGCAAGAAAAGGGAGTCGATACTGCTAAAGCTAAGTTTGATGAACAAACTCAAAACATGTACAGAGATTACTTTGTAACAAAGAAACGACCAATCGTTGGACAGTATTTGAGTGGAGATTCGAATGTTAGTAAAGACGATGCTCAACTCGAAATAGCTGCGGAATTTGCATCTGTGGGTGTTCCTTATGATATGAAGAAAGGATCATATAGTTCATATGATCCTACTGTGGGAGGACCTATTCCTGGCCAGGATATCAAAAAAGGACAAAGTTTATATTATGGATATGCGAACAATAGAGCAAATCCTAATGTTACGGCTGGAGTTGTCAAATCTCTCAGTGAACAACTGCAACAAACAACGGAACCAGAGACAGAACCAGAAACAAACCCACAAACATCAGGTCCACAAAGTAGTATTACTCCACAAAAAAGAGAAGGAGTTCCAGACCTACAAAGACCATCAGCATCCATTGCATCTGTTAATCTTTCTCCCATTAGTGGTGGAACTCAACAAGTTGGTGGTGGACAGGGAAGAGGACAAGCTTCCACTAATTCTTATGGGGTAAAGTCCACGACAAATAACATGATGTTCGCTCAAGTTTTGAGTGGAAGTTTTGCAGACAAAATGAACATCGCAGTGTAAGATATGGCATCCTCAGTCCTCCGAAAAGAAGATCTTGCTGTTGATGAGATATCTGCAAGTATCAATAGACTTGTAACAGGTATCAAGGCTGACAGTATTGATACTCTTAGAAAAATATCTCAAGGACTTGCATTGTCTGACAGATTAGATGATCGAGAGTTGGATTTGAGTGACAAACAGAGAAAGATTGATGCACAAAAAATGTCTGGTGTTCAAGAAACCCTAGACAGATATAGAGAGGGATACAGTGATGGAGTCATAGAGGGTGCCAAAAGAGGATTTAATCTAGGAGTAAAAAAAGGTGCAGAGGTGGGTCAGAGTTCTATTCTAGATGAACTTGGTGCGTTGTTTAATGGTTTACCAAAACAAGCAAAAATAATCCTTGGTGGTATTGCTGGTCTTTCTGGACTATTAACATTGTTGGATATTGATGTAAAGTCTCCAGTATTTCAACAACCTGGATCGAGTGGAGAGATTGGTCAAGCGACTGGAGTAACTTACG